GCGGCCTCGAGCGCGTGAATATATACCGATAACTTTTGCTTATCATTTGTCGCCACCTATTAGCTGCACTTATCAATCCCTCAAAACTTCCCCAAACTCATAACGATTTCGCCTTAAGACCCCTCGGACAGCCATTTATTGCGACTGAGAATCATTATCAAGGCGGATTAAAGGCCCCCCAGGGGGTAACGGGCCGGGGCGTTAACGCTAACTAGTGCTCAAAAATCTGAAGCAAAAACCTTTCACCCCTTTCAAAAATAAAAAAGAGGACCCCTTAGGACCCTCTAAAACTCTCCCTATCGGGAACATTTAGTATTGCTAAAACCTTTTAGAACTTTTTAACACCGCTCGGGATTATTTCTTAGACCGGTTATACCCTTTAGACACAACCCGAAGGTTCTTACGCCCGTTGTTTTTGGGATTACCGTCCTTATGGTCTACGTCCTTGCCTTTGAGGTTGTAACCAGCCTTAGCGAGCTTCCTACGAGCCTTATTACGGCTACTACGGTTCTCCCGCTGTTCTGGCGATGAGTGGTAGTTGTCGTATTCCTTACGGTAGTTTCTAGCCACGGCTACAGCCAAGTAAGAGCTTTACCAATAGTAGGTAATTCTTTACAAAAGATCTCTTTTGCTTGTTGAGCAATAACCATGTGTTCCATCTGAGTCCCGTTTTGAGACCTTAGATCGATGTAGTGAATCCAACTACGGATAGAACCAGCCATATACATTTTGGTTGGAGTAGCTAGGGGAAGGATGTCTCTAGCTGTTTCTTTAGCTATACCGTTAGAAACCATTTCTCGATACAGGTCTGTTGATTCTTCAAACAGCTGTTTAATCCTTCTGTAGTACAGCTGAGTCTTTTCAGAGTTGAGATCATCAATAGAGTTTTGTCTGTTTTTCAGGTCTTGTCTTCTGAGGTGAGGAACATAGGGATATCCAAGTTCTTTGACATCTGCATATCGCTGAGAGAACTCTTGAAACGAGAACGATCTGTGTCTCAGGATTTGTGCAGCAATAGATCTTGTAGTGTTGATCTCCAGGACCATATGACACATCTCAAAAGGAGACCAGTGTTTATGGGTAATTAGGTAGTTAATTAAACGTTCGTTGTTGTTATTACTTTCTTGATTACTAGGATTACTAACCCTAGCCATGTAAACAATGAGTTCTTCTGCCTTTGGAGTAACCGTAACTAGTTCAACAGTACTCATGGTCTTTAGAGGCTTTTAAAGAGGCACTTAAAGATAGCAGCAGAAGAACCTCTTTAAAACCCTTTTTAAACCTTCTCTTAAAACGATAACAAACGTTATCAATAAGACAACAGTAAAAGACCCTTTTTAAAAGAGCTCTTTAAATACTTTTAAATACACTCTAAGCACGGCTGTCAAGAGCGTAAGTCGTTGAGGGGTCCAGTTTTAGAGGTGGCTGTTCTTGACGTAAGCACTTAGAGGGGTGGTTAACCTCTGGCTGTTCTTGGCGTAAGACCCACCGTGTGGATTGGACCAAACAGAGAGAAATTTCAGATCCACCTAGAGCTTGACCGCAAGGTGTATTGGAACTTGGTGATTGAAGCAGCAACCAAGGAACAACACCCCGAGGAGTTCCTAGAGGCGTATCTCAAAACAATGTGGAACTCTGGTGAGCCTTTAATGTCCTGAGAGGCCCCTAGAAGCCCCAGGAAGGCCCCTCTAATCCCTTTTAGGTACTCTGACCCCTAAAAGGTTTTTCAGGGGCCTTCTAGGCGATTCTGAGTGGACTTACGAATCGAGCCAGTTACAACCGCCTATGGATGCCATAGAGGCTTTTTGAAGGTCTTCAAGGCTTGTTGCGTATCCAATGGCATCAATAGAGAGGCCACCATCGCCTTGGATAAACTTTCGTTCCAGTTCCCACTGTTCAGCCAAACGAGCGTCCATAGCTTGCTTTTCCGTTTGAGCCATGGACTCCGTAAAGTACTGCACAGCCATTGCCAAAGCGTCTAAGCGGTCGTCATGCCGGATACTGTTCTTCTCCTTAGTAATACGGGTGAGCTGGAAGAAGAGCTGGTATTGGGAACGAGTTTCGCTTGGATAGCACTCAGTGGAGGCAAGGTCTTGAGTGACTACGTCCGTGTCAACCATCAACCGGTGTTGATTAAGGACAGGCTCAAGGGTGTCAATAATCCTGACTTCCTTTTGTTTTGTGTGTCGGACCTCTTCAATAGAGCAGGGGTAAATCACGCCAAGGTAGCGTTTGAGAAGCTCCGAGAACATCCCGAGGCCGAGGTTGCTTTCGACCAATATTTGTTTGACCTTGAACTCTTTAGCGATAAGAGACAGCTTTTTCAGATTCGGTTCGCTGTAACCGCCTCGAAGTCCACCGCTAGCGAGAAGGAAGAGGTTACCGTTCAAGTAGGCGACTACTGCGTAACCGAGCTCGTCAGAGCCGCGTCCAGAGGGGTCAACACTCATGACAACCCCGGTGTAATCCAGAAACTCAGAGCCAATCTGGGCAGGCTTGTAGAACAGATCGCCGTGAAGACCAACAGAAGGAAGGTCTAGGGCTTTATCGCCGTTAGCCATCCACACGACCTTATCTGGGCCTTTCTCGCGGTTTAGGCGGAACACACAAAGGTCTTTGAGCTTGAGGGGAAATCGCTCCTCGTCGCTTAGGGAGATGTCGAGGAGGAACTGGAGGTTGAACGTTGAACGTCCAATAGAAAGCTGTCGAGCTTCTAGTTCTTCCCAATCAAAACGTTTAGGGTCTACAGGATGTCCAGCAAGGCTTTTGTCTTCTTCTAGATCTGTAAGGATCTTGGGTGCTAAGCGGTCTCCGTAGTAGTTCTTAAGCTTCTTTGCAGTGGGGTATAAAGCAGGCCAGATCCGGCAGGAGTAACCAGCTAGCTCAAGCTTTGCGTAAATACTGTCTTGGGTGTGAGGGGTTCCAAGGAACACGATCTCACCACCAGGCTTGATCACCGAGTCAAACTCTTTAATCGACTCCCGTAGCTTGTCTCGGATCAGTTGGGTTTCACAGGACTGGGGTGTTTCAACGTCATCAGCAACGATGAGATCAGCACGGCTTCCAGTGATTTGACCGAAGATACCGCTTGATCGGACGCTGGGGCTTTGGTCTGGTTTTGCACCGTAGACATCAAACGCAACCTTGCTAAACCGCTGGGTATCGCTTGGAAATAGATCTTTGACCATGAACCAGTTCCGAAGCAGGTCATGGCAAAACACACTGAACGCATCTGCACGGTCTTGAGCTGCAGAGATCACCAGCACCTTAGTGTCTGGGTTTCTCCGTAGCCTCCACAGGACGTAACCAGCTGTCAGGAAGCTTTTACCGCAGCCCCTGTACGCCATGATGATCCGCCTGTCAGGACCGTTCTGCAGGTAGTCAGCAAGTTGATACTGAACCGGTGTGGGGCTTGGTAGACGAAGGTAGTGCCAAAGGTGAGTAGCAAAAACAGGAAAACTTTCTACAGCTTCCTGGATAAGCTTTTCTGTTTGTTTATTCGGCCTTGGCATCGTGAGCCCATTTAAATACTTGGCTCAGGTTATTCTGCAGGATCAAATTCATTCTTGTTAACTCAAGCGTCATTTTCTCCAGGTCTTCCCTAGAGGCGTTTGGAATCTCTCGCCGTATCCTCTCTACCCTTAGGGATTGCTCTAAGGAGAGATTGAGATTGGGCATAGGAGGCAATTCATCCATTGTTCGATGACAAACTCACGCTCCTCACAATAGTCAGGACGGCTTTTAAACCACATTCTCCAGTTATTACTTCCTTTTTCGTGGTTACAACGGCTGCAAGCGGGAACAATGTTAGTGGCTAGATCCTCTCCCCCTTTGGTTTTGGGGTGGATGTGATCAAGAGTCAGCTTTTCACTTTTAGTGCCGCAGTAGGCACATTTACAACCGAACGCATCTTTGATTGATTGTCTCCACTGCTTGACTGCTTCTCGTCGCTGTAGCGCTTGGAGGTTAGCCATAGCTGCATCTGGCGTTAAATACACAAAACCCCCAGATGGCGAGTGAATCACCATACTGGGGGCCTTGGTTGGTACATATAGGGTTTGTGTCCCTATGCACCAATATAGCTTCTAACCTTTTTGATATCTACCTCTGGGAGTGCAGAAATCATCTCGGAGATAGCGCTAACGTCACCACCGTTAAGGGCAGTAATACCTTGATCCTTGAGGAACTTAATAGCGTTAGCAAGGTCAGAAGCTTTTACGTCATCACGATTCAGTTGATCAATCAGTTTCGTAGCCACCAAACGGTGTAGCGAATACAGATCGTCTTCTGATGCGAGACCTTCTGTCTTATTTAGAGACTTTTTTGGAGAAGCTGCCATACAAAACACGGAACGCCTTCAACCCCAATTGTACGAGGCTGTTTTCTTTAAGTTTGGATGCACCAACCAGTTCAGACAGAACAAAAGCTAGTGACCACAATGCTGCTTGCACAGCGGGATCAGTAAAGTCCATGGAAATTAGGACGGGTTCTCAATCAAAATAGCCCACCCAGAACCTGGACCTTCTACTTCCCACCTTTTGTTCCAATTTTTCTGGCTATAAACCACCTCTTTACCTTTGCTGTGATTGGTATAGCCTCCACGGACCATATCGGCTTCACCATTAGGGTCGTGATGTATCCAAGCACCGGTTTGATACCCAATAACAACAGAGTAGTGTCCGCCCCCGCTAGGAGCCCCTACAGGGCCTTTGTGTAGCCAACCGACTACAACAGGCCTACCCGCGTCTAACTCGCGTCTGAGGAGCTCTGGGGAGCCGTTCTGAATGAATTTAGCGCGTAGTCCAAGGTACTCAAGGGTGTCAAGCTGAGCTTGGCTGTTTGTTGAGTCTCCGTAGCGCTTTCT